AGCAGGTGACGAACACGGCATCTGGGGTGGTCTGACTACGATGGAACGCCAACGCTACGTTCAAGCAAGGAGCCACAAATGACATCCCCTCAGAAACGCAAAGGCTCGGCAGCTGAACTCGCTGTCGCCAAATGGTTGAAAGAGTGGGGTTGGATGAATGCTGAGCGTTCCCGTGCCGGATGGCAAGACGACCGAGGCGACATCGAAGGCGTCCCAGGTGTCTGCATCGAAGTCAAAAACCAGAAACAGTTCGACATCCCAGGCTGGCTGGAAGAGTTGCGTGTGGAGATGGAGAACGCTGACGCTTGGACTGGCACCCTCATCGTGAAGCGTCGAGGCTCAATGGATGTTGATGAGTGGTACGCAATCATGCCCGCTTGGGTATGGGCGTCCCTGCTCGCCGCTATCGACTTCGGCGATAACCCCGATACACCGAAGAGGAATGCTTGACATGCGCTGAAAAGCGAGTAAGGTTCCTACTCCCAAGATTCCCAAGCCATAAGGAGGCCTGCGAAACATGACAACCGACGACTTCAACATCGAAGAAGCCCCGAAAGATCGATGGGGCAGATACAAGATTGAGCGACCAGACGGCAAGACCGTCGGCTACACCCGAGTCACCACCATCGCCAAAACGTTGAGCGACACCGCATCGCTCGCCGACTGGAAAGTACGCATGGCTCTGACCGGTGTCGTGCAACGCCCCGACCTGTTGGCACAGGCATCGACGGCGATCAGCGACCGCGACAAGCTCAATCGCATCGCCAACGAATGCATCGATGCTGCGGGTGCGTACAGTCGAGCGAACCTTGGCACCGCACTTCACGCCATCACCCAGCAGATTGACCTCGGCAAGAAGCCACAAATCTTGCCAGGCTTGCAAGAGGACATCGAGACGTATCGCATCGCTACACAGGCGTATGGGATCGAGATGCTATCTGACTTCATCGAAGTCCTGCTCATCCACGATGATCTGGAATACGCTGGAACCGCCGACCGCATCGTCAAAACCATGAGCGGAGAACTTGTCATCTTTGACCTGAAGACAGGCACCTCGCTTGATTACGCGCACGGCGAAATCAGCATCCAGCTCGCTGCGTATGCGAACGCTCAATGGGTGTACGACTGGAAGACCGGCACACGAACCCCGATGCCTGAGATCAGCAAGACGAAAGGCATCATCTGTCACCTGCCAGCAGGCGAAGGACGTTGCGACTTCTACGAAGTCAACATTGAAGCAGGACTCGAAGCACTCCATCAGTCGCTCGCTGTGCGTAACTGGCGGAAGCGTAAAGACCTGTTCAAGCCGTACAAGTTCTCCGAAGAGAAGCGGAGGGTTGTCGAGCCTGCGGAAAGTCCGATTCCGCAGGCCGACATCACCGCGCGACGCACCTGGCTCACCAACCGCATCGTCGCACTCCCAACCGATGCTCAAGCCACCGTGCGCCTCTACTGGCCGCAAGACACTCCACGCATCGCCGAAGCTGACAACGATGGACTCACCCGCATCGTGAAAATCGTCGAACAAGTCGAAGCAGAAATCGACCAACCATTCGGCGAAACCGACCCAACCCTTCCACGCACCCGCCGGAAGAAGCGTGTCACCGACACGTTTGAGGATGCGATGAGCGAGGCCACCAATGGCTGAACGACCTGCACTTCCGACGTACCCGTTCGGATACGGCATCGATGCTCACGATGCGATCCAACGCATTCGGCGCATCAACGCCGTCTCACAAGGCGACCCGAACAACCGCAACTTCATGGCTGTCGTCGTCGAAGAACTAGAGATGGACTTCGCCATGTTGCGTGAGATGGATTGGGAATCGTTCATGGATGCCGCTACGGTTCGCATGGCGACACTCGTGAACATCGTCAAGGACGCGAAACCATGAGCATCCTCAACGACTTCGAGGGCGACATGATGGATCAGAACCCAGAGGACATCGCCTCGGTCGAGACACTCAAGTCACTCATCGCCACACTCCAAAACCGCAACCGCGCCGACTTCCACTCAGCCCTGCAATATGCGGAGCAGGGTGGCTGTGGGTTCGGTTCGGAAATCAACTCGCGTCGAAGGTTCGAGATCGCCAGAGGTATCTACTGGCTCATCACCTCAAACCAATTCGACACCGACCTGATTCGTGACCTTGCGGGGTTCGCATCAGGACTCACATACGGCAAGGTGGCAGACGGCCTCGCCAACATGAACGCGAAAGAAGCGGCACGGTTCGCTGAAGCGTGTTTCATGTTGAGCGTGAACGCCTACGACCTGTCGTATGACCCGCAAACCAGCAAGTTCCAAATCATCCCCAAACCCTCTGAAGGAGGCAAGCAATGACCGACGTATTCATGAGCGAAGGCGGGAGCAAATATCCCGCCCTCAAGTTCGAGAACGTCAACGACACCCACACAGGGCGTGTCGTCGAAGTGAAGAAACTCGAAGACCGTGACCCAGACGGCAACGTCAAGACTTGGCCGAACGGGGACACCCGATTCGTGTTCGTGTTCACCGTCGAAAACAACGGCGAGTTCGGCAACATCTGGGCGCGAGGCAATATGGTGAAGGCCATCCGCGAGGCAGCTCAGGCTGCGGGTCTGTCCACCATGATCGGCGCAACCCTCACCGTCAAGTATTCCGGTGACGGAGAAAAGAAGAAGGGATTCAACGCACCGAAGCTGTACAAGGCTAAGGTCGAGGCACCCAAGCCACAGGACGCATCCGTCGAACTGTGGTGAAATCGTGACAGGCAGGTGGCACCTCCCCATCCCCCCGATGCGCCACCTGCCTGTTACACCCCCAACAATCAGGAGACGAAGTGACGATCAACGACCTAAGGAACACCATCAAGTTCCTGCAAAGACTCGTCGTAGGACAGTCTGAACAAGACACATTCTTCAAGACCCTCAAAGCATTGGAAACAGAACTACAAAGGAGAACCAAGAAATGACATACGACCCCGAAACACTCCACCAGCTCAACGTGGAAAACCAGTTACGCATCAGCGAACTCTCAACCGCACTCGAAAGTGTGACTGCGGAACGCGACGAAATCCTCGGCTACTTCCGAGATGCCGTCAAACAACTCGAAGAAACCCGAAAGATGCTCGTACAACTCAAGTCCGACATCTCACGCCTCCAAGTCCTCATCGCCACCGGAGGTGAACTGTGAGAATCGAAGTAGCCGCAGCCTTCCTATTCGGACTCGCAATCGTCCTCATCATCCTGGCGTCCTAACATGAACATCCTCGAAGAAGCAGACTTCCTCATCAACGGCCAACGCCAAGACGACTACGGACACCCGCTCGACGACTTCAGTCGCACCGCCAAAATCTGGTCAGCCATCATCGGTATCCCCATCACCGCCGAGCAGGTCGCCCTCTGCATGGTGGGTGTCAAGATCAGTCGTGAATGCAACCTCCACAAAGAAGACAACCTGATCGACGCAGCCGGATACCTCGGCACACTCCAAATGCTCATCGAAGAACAAGAACGGAGAGACAACCTGTGACCCACGCAGCTGTCTGTCTCAAATGCCAACACCTCGTCAAACACAACCCTCGACAACTCGAAGGCTGCCGATGCGACCCAGACGCACCAACCTGGATCGCCATCACCCAAGACGGACGACTCCTCACCATGAGCCACGCCAACTACGCTGAACTCTCCGATGAGTAACGGACAACGCCAACCCTGCCCATGCAACCCACACCCGTATCCCTGGTGCGGAGACAGAGGAATAGAAGACGATGACTGACCCAATCTCCGACTACATCGAAGCACAAGCACAAGCCCACGTCACCGCCTACGTCATCGTCGCCACCACAGAAACCCTCACCGGCGAACAATCATTCTGGGTCGCCTGCCAAACCAACCAAACCGCCTCAACCACCCTCGGCCTCCTCGAATCAGCGAGCGCAGCAGAAAAGTTGAGAATCGCCAAACTGTTCATCGCCAACGACGACGACACCGACTAACCTCAACCCACCCCAACTCACAACGCAAAGGAGGCGTCATGAGAAAAAAACTCAAATACTTCCCCGTACAGCCGTTGCTCGCACTCTTCCCCGACGGCATGGGTGATCGAGTGATCGGTGAACACTTCGGAGTATCACGCACCATCATCCACCGCTGGCGACACAACCCCACCTGCGCCATCGACGAATACACCGCCGACCGCTACGCAATCCTGATGGGAATGCACCCACTAGAAATCTGGCCTGACTGGATCAGCTTTGAGGAGACAGCATGAACGTCGTCTCACTCTTCTCAGGTGTCGGAGGCTTCGACCTTGGCCTTGAGGCCGCGTCAATGAAAACGATCTACCAATGCGAATGGGACAAACACGCTCGCAGCATTCTTGACCGCCATTGGCCACTTGTCCCCAAATGGGGCGACATCACCACCCTCACCGCCACAGAAATCCTCCGACACGGACAAAACCCCGATGTCATCGCCTGGGGATCACCATGCCAAGACCTCTCAGTCGCAGGCAAACGAGCAGGCTTAGAAGGCGAACGCTCCGGTTTATTCCACGAAGGAATGCGAATCATCAAAGAACTACGAAAGGAAACCAACAATGCATATCCAAGAATCTCTATTTGGGAAAACGTCGCAGGAGCGTTATCTTCCAACCGAGGTGCTGACTTCGGGATCATCCTCGACGAAATGGCTCAAGCAGGGGCGATGGTCATCGAATGGGCAATGCTCGATGCACAACACTTCGGAATCCCCCAACGACGAAGGCGCGTGTTCGTCATCGCTATCTTCGATCCTGCAACCGCCCGCAACTGTCCCAACCCGCTACTACCTGTCAGCGAAAGCTTGCGAGGGAATACTGCGAAGGGCAAACCGAAGGGGCAAACAACTTCCAGCCAGGCTTCAACAAGCATTGGAGGCGATGGTGAATGGTGGGACGGCGGCACAATCGCAGACGCCCTAACCACCACCTCGGATGCTCAACGAATGCCAGACAAAGACCGACTACAAGCAATCATTGTTGATTCTTACACGTCATCATCGTTCGCAAGTTACACAGAAGGAGTAGGCACACTTCGATCCAACGGTGGCGACCTGGGAGGCGGTAGTGAAACCCTGATTGCTGAACCGTTCGTGAAGTCGCGTCGCGCACAGCCCGCTGCCGACGACGAAACCTGGGTAGAAGGACAAGTCAACCCCACACTCAACTCATTTGATATGGGGGACACACGCTCAACCACAGCGATCGTCGAACCGATGCTGTTGGATGGCACACGGGTAGACGATGTGCGGGTCTATGAACCACCAGTACAAACCCTCAAAGAACGAATGGGCACCGGAGGCAACAACGTTCCCATGCTCGCGTTCGATACCCAGTTCGGTAGCAACGCCAACGTGTTTGAGGATCAGTCACCAACACTCAAAGCCAGCCAACAATCCCCATCAGTCGCATATGACGAATACGACGACAGCATTAGCCCCGTGCATCATGCGCTACGAGCAGGAACCAAACAATCCACAGGCGTACTAGAACCCACAATGGCTGTACGCAGACTCACACCCCTTGAATGCGAACGCCTAATGGGGTGGCCCGATGACCACACCCGATACAAAGCAGACGGAACCGAACAAGCAGACACCCATCGCTACAAACAGTGCGGCAACGGGGTCGCATCACCAGTCGCACGATGGATCGCCCAACACATCCTCAACATCCCGAAAGACCCTGCACAATGACCAACAGAATGCTTCAAGCCGCACTCGGCTACGCCCAACTCGGTATCCGAGTCATCCCCATCAAACCAGGCATGAAATACCCGCCAATCAACGAATGGCAGGACAAAGCCACCACCAACCCCGACACCATCACCGAATGGTGGAACGACACATATCACGGCTACGGCATCGGCATCGCCACAGGACGCACCACAAACGGCCACATCTTCGTCCTCGACGTAGACGACAGAGACGAATACAAAGGCTCAGACACACTCCACGACCTCGAACAAACCTACGGACAACTCCCAGAAACCGTCGAAGCCACCACCGGCACAGGCGGACGCCACCTCTACTACTACAGCCCCACCGAAATCCGAAACAACGCAGGCACACGCCTCGGCAAAGGACTCGACATCAGAGGCGAAGGAGGCCAAGTCCTCGCCGACCCAACCCTCCACCCAAACGGCCGACCCTACACCTGGAACATCGGACAATCCCCACACGACCGCAAACCAGCCCACGCCCCCGACTGGCTCATCCAACTCCTCACCAAACAACCCGAACCCATCAAACCACCCACCACCCACGACACCTTCCTCAACGA